CAGTTTAATGAGCTTCATAACCTTGTGACTAAGGAGTTCCTTGCCCGTATCAAATCGGGTGAGGCTTCTACTCAAGATTTGAAAGCTGCATGTGACTGGCTAAAGACTAACGACATTAGCGGTGTCGCTTACGACGGAAACCCGCTAGATAAGCTCGCTAACGTTCTGCCTACTGTGGATCCTGAACTTGTACAACGGAGATTGTATGGCAAGTCGTACAGCTGAGTACTACAAAAAGAACCCTGAAGCTAGGAAGAAACGCCTTAAGCAACAGGCGAAATATAACAAGACTGGAAAAGGCTTAGCGTTACGTGTTAACGCAAATAGACTACGAGATCAATTGAACATTCCTGTTGGAGACAAACGTGATGCAGCTCATTACAACGGCAGCACAACTAAAGGTCGCCCTCAATCACGCTCAAAGAACAGATCTCGTAAATGACTCCATTACTGCCAACACCTGATCATTACCTACAAAACCTAATAACCATGACAAGTCCTGAGGCTAAACGGCTCTGGAGAAGAGCTATCAAAGAGCACTTCAATTGTCAATGTGTGTATTGCGGAAATTATTATGAACTACATGAACTTACTTTGGACCACGTTCGCCCTCGTTGTTTTGGCGGAGAAGATCTCACCAGTAATCTTGTCGCGTCATGCTGGAAATGTAATCAGGCTAAAGGCAGTAGAAACTGGCTGATGTGGATGAGGGAAACCTTTGGCATCACGCCTAGAGAAAACCTCATCTTATCTCATATTAGATAATGGCTAAAAAGAAAGATGGCAATGGTCTATGGGATCCAACGGATCATCCAGATCCCGCAGTACTAGAAGCCTTTAACGAAAACCCTCCTACCTCACCAGAAGAGGCTAAGAAACTCGGCATTAACGTTTATCTTAACACTGAAACTGGTGAATACGTAAAGATGCGCTACAAAGGTAGAGCACCTAATCGTAATGGTCTAAAGATTGAAACCGGTAGCTGGGAGAACTACCAAGATATGCGCTCTCGTAATAGCCGACAACGGAGAGCATCAGAAAAAGGAAAGACAATCTCCCAGTCTGAGACTGAAGACTTCCTTAAACGTAACCTTTATTCTAATCCTGAGAAAACTGCACAACAGATATTACTCGAAGATAAACAAAAACGTCAAGCAATTAAGAAACGAGCTGCAGCAACCAACCAAATCTACGAACATCTTGACCCATTAGCTAATCCTAACTCTGGATTTGAGGTGTCTCGTAACATCGTAGCTGCACCTGCAGAACCTAACTCTATCAAAAGTGATAGGATTGCTAGTCGTGATGTGTACCGATCAGTCGGTGTTCCCTCTAACCGTCAGGAAGCTATCAGACAGATGGCTAATAACGTACCGGTTGGTGGGGATAAAGAACGATTCGGTAAAGTCTTTGCAGATATCCAATCGAATGCACGTCCATCTGCAAGATCTATTAAACCTACCGACATAAATATCGGTGGAATTAAGGTATCTTTGATAGATGAAGTAGCGAAAGTTGCAAGGAGCGCATTCTAAGCTATCTAGGAGGCGCTACAGGGCGCCTCTCCACCCTCTCAGGTATCTTCCCACTATGAGCAATGTTCTAGACGCCTTACAGGGCGATTTCAAGCTATTCCTTCAAGCACTCTGGACACAGCTAGATCTACCCTCTCCGACAAGAGCGCAGTATGCTATCGCTGATTACCTCCAACACGGTCCTAAACGACTACAGATTCAGGCATTCCGTGGTGTTGGTAAGTCCTGGATTACAGGAGCCTTTGTGCTTTGGACCCTTTTCAAAGACCCAGAAAAGAAGATTATGATCATCTCTGCATCAAAAGAACGTGCAGATAACATGTCAATCTTCTTACAGAAACTAATTATTGAGACACCATGGCTCAAACACCTACAACCGAAAGCAGACGACAGCCGTTGGAGCCGGATATCTTTCGATGTGAACTGCAGCCCTCACCAGGCTCCCTCTGTAAAGTCTGTGGGAATTACAGGTCAGCTGACTGGTTCCCGTGCAGACTTAATGATTCTAGATGACATTGAAGTTCCTGGTAACTCAATGACTGAGTTAATGAGGGAGAAACTTCTGCAGTTGTGTACGGAGGCAGAATCCATCTTAACACCTAAAGACGATAGTCGTATTTGTTATCTTGGTACTCCACAAACCTCCTTTACAGTCTACAATAAGCTAGCTGAACGGTCCTACAAACCCTTTGTCTGGACAGCTCGTTACCCTCGTAAGACATCCCAATACGAAGGACTGCTAGCTCCTCAATTACAAGAAGATATTGATATGGGTGCAGACCCATGGTCAGTAACTGATGATAGATTTACAGATGGTGACCTCATTGAACGTGAGGCTGCTATGGGTAGGAGCAACTTTATGCTCCAGTTTATGCTAGACACTTCGCTATCTGATTATGAAAAGTTCCCTCTCAAAATGTCTGACCTTATCGTCACTAGCGTCAATCCTACTGATGCTCCCGACGCAATCATTTGGTCAGCAGACCCAAATAACTGCATCAAAGATCTGCCAGCCGTCGGTCTACCAGGAGATTATTTCTACTCTCCAGCAAGCATCCAAGGAGAATGGACTCCTTACACCGAAACAATATGCTCAGTTGACCCGTCGGGTCGAGGCTCAGATGAAACAGCAGCAGTGTATCTAAGTCAGAAAAATGGTTTTCTTTATCTTCATGAGTGTCGCGCTTACCGTGATGGCTATAGTGACAACACATTACTCGACATACTTAGAGGATGTAAAAAATACGGAGCCACAAAACTTCTTATCGAAACTAACTTTGGCGACGGGATTGTTGCTGAACTCTTCCGTAAACACCTCCAACAAACAAAACAAGCTATAGACATTGAAGAGGTCAGAGCTAATGTCCGAAAAGAAGACCGTATTATTGATTCCCTTGAGCCTGTCCTTAATCAACACCGCCTTATTGTTGATCGCTCTGTCGTCGAATGGGATTATAACTCCAACAAAGACGCAGCTCCAGAGACAAGACTCCTATACATGCTCTTCTATCAGATGAGTCGGATGTGTAAAGAACGTGGTGCTGTAAGACACGATGATAGACTTGACTGCTTAGCTCAAGCTGTTAAATACTACACAGATGCTCTTGCAATCTCTGCATTCGAGACCATGAATCAACGTAAACGGGATGACTGGAACGACATGATGGACTCGTTCCTAGACGACCCTACACAGGCGACAAACCATCTAGCACTTGGGTTTAATTTAGACCAAAGAAGACAAGCTAGAAGTAAATCTGGAAAGCGTGTCCACAACTGGGTTTAAGACCGATCCGTCCCGTATACAGGAGGAGGGAAGGGTGGACCCAATTCCTGTGCCGGAGGAGGACAATCTCACTACTTCGTAGTAAGACAATCCTCCTCTTTACTGATGATTCGTTTTGGTTCATCCTGTAAACACATTCTTTTTACTTCCACTAACCCACCTCTTACATGTATCATACAGATCATACAGTATCATTAGTACATACTACCGATAAGGCAGAAGAACTTATAGCATATATGGCTAGAGTCTCTAATCCTTCTAATCAAGACAACACTAAGACAAGTGCTCGTCTAGTTAAATATCTCATTGACCATAAGCATTGGTCTCCTTTTGAGATGGTAAGTATGTGTGTAGAGATTAACACAACTAGAAGCATAGCAGCACAGATTCTTAGGCATCGTAGCTTCTCATTTCAAGAGTTTTCACAGCGTTATGCTCATCCAACGGAGATTGGTAGTCCTGTAGTCCCTGAATTGCGTCTGCAAGACCATAAGAACCGTCAGAACAGCATAGAGACAGATAAGGATGACTTGTTTAGTCAGCAGGCTATTGCAGACCTGTATAAGCACAGTCTGAGTGTCTATCGACAGCTGATAGCACAGGGTGTTGCTAAGGAATGTGCAAGGGAAGTGTTACCTTTGTCTATGCCTACCCGTCTTTATATGCATGGTACTTTGCGATCATGGTTGCATTATTGTGACCTTAGATGTGCAAATGGTACTCAAAAAGAGCATATGATCATTGCAAATCAAGTTAAGGAGCTAATTTGTATTCATTTCCCCATCGTTGCAGCAGCAATGTGGGATAAAAAATGATAAAAATTTCTGAAGTCTATTACTCGTGTAGCGGCGACGCGGTTATCCCCATACGGGTGCCCGCGTTTGCGCGTGAGTAGCCGGCACCCTCCCGTGATGCACGCGTGATGCACATGATGAGCCTGGATACACCTGAGGTGAGCACATGTTGTACACGTTGCGGCTAGCTATGGGCGGGTGTTGTGTATATGTGTGCGATCTGTCTGGCGATTGAGTACAACTGTACTATTAGTATCAATGTACTACAATCGAATGATGATGATAGATAACCACAACTGATATGACAGATAAGCTAGAGTGATAGCCCAGTGATAGCAAGGGATGAGGATACATAAGCAACAATGATAGGGTCGATAAGATAGCCTGATAACCACTGCACTGCAAGGGATCTGAGCAGCAATGGTACAGGGTGATACCGTTACAAAGCGATGAGCCGTGGTAGGGTGACTTCTCTTACAACTCTTTTGATGGTTGATGTCTCGACTCTCCCTGTTAAGGGTGAGGAGAGTCTCGACCTTCAACCAAGAGTTAGAGACACCGACAACTGAAGAGCAGCTCGGAGACTTGGCTAGCCCACCTCACGAGCTGTCCACTCCACAACCAACTTGGTCACTCCATCTGAAAGGATGGACATCACAACGAGTTCAGAGGGTCTGGACGGCAACGCCAGACACAGCACGGTTGGACTCCGTGCCACACCAGAGGTAACCCTGTCCTGGGATCTGAACGAACATACCGAGTCGAGTGATCTCCTTGGTGTGGTGCAACGTGAACGTCACTGAGCCAGCGGCTATGCCCTGGCGTGGTGCTAGTAGCGCATCAGACGGAGCCACACGTCCAATGGATCATGGCAGCTGTGACCAGCCCGCTGGCATGTAGGGTCGTGCCCTACCCACAGCCTTACACACCACTGAGGTGTGCTTACATAACATGAACACTCGTGAACAGAAGCGCCTGACTGAGCGTCTCAAGCGTGGCTCGCTTCGCCTTGAGGCTGACTCATTGGGTCGCTCTAATGTTAACAAGCGTGGTCCTAAGTCTAAGGATGAGGGATGTATTCGTACTGGTAAACCTAGTGCTCAACAACTTGCATTCGC